GTTACGGCATTAGCGGCTAAATCAAAGGACATAACTATCTATTGAATGAAGGACGATATTGTGTTGAATTGATGGTAGTAGTACCAGCACCTAGAAGAGCGCTAGGCAGCAACAAGCAGGGATTGACACCTCAGCAAGAGAACAGAACTCATCTCTTACGAAAGACCGTATGAGATTACAGTCTCAGCAAAACATGGCTGAAGAAGCTAATCGAGGCAAGGTTCAGGTTTCTACCACTGGGCAGACTAGAGATAGCGATTTAAAGAGAGCTTTGAGTGTATTACCACGCAAGTAGCTAAGGCTGATATGTAAGAACGTGGTCAACGTTAGTCTTTAAATTTAAGTAATCGACAAGATTGAGCGCTTCGTCCTTATTTAAATTTAGATAAGGTAAAAGTATTATTTGACCGTTATCGTCTTTCCATCCTAATTTCCACATCATTATTTCTTCCTCGAAACATTCCCTTCTAGCGTAGCGTTCCGTAGGACTCTGCTTACCCTATTTATCTTGTATTACAGGACTACTGCGTAATGGCATCATCTTCAATGAGGAATCCCTCAAACAGACCCAAGAAGTATCCTGACGCTATACCAGCACATCAAGTAATTCAAGGGTTCTTTAATCAACAACTCGACAACGAACTAGAGTCTGAGTTTACTTTGTTATGCAAACGCAACCCTAGCGAATACGGTCAACAGTTGGCATGGTTGGTAAAGAATAGCTGTGTATGTTCGATCCCTCAAATCAAGGCATGGCTTAAGGTTAAAGGCATTAAAGCTGGTACTGAAGCTGATACCCTTAACCGTAAGCTAGAAGAATATGCTGGTATAGATGTAATAGGAGGCATGGAATCATTAGCTGTAAGGACAGCTAACTTAGCATTTGACTATGGTGCTTTAATCCAGAAAAAGCTAGATGGTGATGGCGAGTTAACTGATGCGCAGTTACAGTCAATCATCGCCCAGTATCCTGCTGTGGTAGGTCAGACTAAGCAGATACTACAAGCACTGGCACAAGTCAAAGAGCGTACTGGTGAGAGAGAGTTACTCCTGGCTGGCGCTGACAGGATGAGATCTTTAGTACTCAATATGGTAGAAAAGAACTCACCCTTTAGACCAGCGTTAGAGCAGTATTGTCAAGCTGCTATTCAGAGGATCGCAGAGGAGATTTAAGCTTTACCTTCAGGAAGAACAAGCTCCTTAGTAGCTTTATGCATCCTGAACTGGTAGTTAGGCTGCTTGCCTTGCCAGTAATAGAACTGAGCCATAGCATCCTCTAACTCAAAGTTAGCCATAGTCGTGTAATGCTCCCATACGCCATCATTGTTAATGCAGCGCTCTAGGACGTAGTTAGTTTGTGTCATTACTTCTTCCTTTTCTTTCACTACAACATGGCAAACCACGGATAGATTGCGAACAAGATTTAAGTCTTTTTTGTAAAAGACTTTAGGTGTATTAGTCATCTACTACCTTCTTTATAATTACAGAAACAATTTGCCATTTATAGGTGTTGTAAATCCTCTCCTTGTCAGCTAAGCAGGCTTCAGCGTCTTTCTTGATAGAAAACTCATGTTCTGTCATAACCCATCTGTGGGTGGTCTTACTTAAATAACGGATGATGTATAGTTGCTCACTCATCTACCACCTCATAGGTTGCTTTAACGATACGCCATTCACAAGCAGGAAATACACGTTTGGATTCCTTGAGGCAGTCTTGAGCCTCTGACTTAGAGCCAAAAGCACAGTGCTGCTTCCACACGCCAGGATCGGCAAAGTTTATATATTGAACGATATACATCAGCCATCCTCGTCATATACGATACGCCATTCGATCTCTGGGAACATTCTCTCTGAGTCTGAGAGATATTTAAGCGCTTCGTTCTTATACTCAAACTCAGCGCTAGTCTTCCAGTCTCTGAGATAGCCTCTAGAGACTATCCTGTGTTCGATGATATACATCAGGACTCCTCGTAGAACTTAATACGCCATGTACCTGTAGGAAACTGCGCTCTTGCCTTTACTAAGGCAAACTCAGCGCCTACTCGATCTTCAAACTCTCTGGGAGTATCTTGCCACTCTTGACGAACGGCATCCCAATGTTGGATTACAAACATGCTCTAACCTATAATCTATAATTATCCTCTAGCGTAGCGTTCCGTAGGAGAACCCTAGGCTAGGCTTGCTCCGTATTACAGGACTACTTCGCAATGGCTCGATTCAGACCCTCTACATCTCTTGGGCTTCAGATACAAGCTGATGTCACATACCACTCTAAAGCTGCTACTCAAGCTACTCAAGGTATTGTCCTTAAGGCTCGGCAGAATACTAAGGAAGGATTTATAGCTTTCAGAGAATACGTGTGCTTTGCTCAGATGACAGCCAATGAAGAAGGAGTAGAAGACATCAATGACCTTGCCGCACATAAGTATGCTCGTCCCAAACATCACGTAGAGTGGATGGACGAACTATTTACTGGGGAAGACTCCAAGTGCCTCAAAGGTGTTAGCGGTCAAAGTACTCTAATCCTTGCACCTAGACTGTCGGCTAAATCACGCTTTACAACTGAGTGGATCGCCCATCAGATAGGGTGTCAGACTGATGCAGGTATACCCATTAAGATACTTATCATCTCCTATGGCATTACTGTTAGTACTCAGAAGTCCATAGAAATAAAACAGATCATTGAGTCTGATAGATTCCAACAAGTATTTCCTAACGTGTCGAAAGGCAAGAGATGGTCTGATGAAGTGTGGGAGATTGACAAACGTAAGGCTGGGCTAGAAGCATTAGGCGAACCGTACACCGTAGCTTGTGCTGGGATCTTGGGTAGCGTTACTTCGAGACGAGCGCACATAGCCCTATTTGACGATCTTATCAAAAACCCTGCTGACATCGAGAACCCCAACACTAGAGCCAAGATGGTTCAGACGTACTACAGTGCAATTAAACCTACACTCTTCCCTGGTGGTAGGATGCTTTGCTTGGGTACGCGGATGATGGCTGACGACATCTATGCAACTGACTTCAATGAAGAGAAGCAGTGGAAAGTAATCGAACAGTCAGCCATCGTAGAAGACGACAATGGCAAGGAGATGAGTTACTGGGAAGAGTTTATACCCCTGTCTCACCTACTCACCTTACGCGATCCCGATAAGGGCGGTGAGCCTATATCCTTTAGCTTCCAGTACCAGAACAAGATCGTATCGATTGGTGGTCTTGCAATACCTCCAGAATGGATTCACTACGATTACCCAGAAAAGGTAAGTGCTTATACTAGATTCGCTGTAGGTACTGACCTAGCTGACTCAGTTAAGAAGAAGGCTGACTTTACCGTATTTACTTTAATGGGTCGTGTAGGCGCTACCCATTCAGGACGCATTGACTTACTTGGTAGTGCTAGGTTTAAGGCTTCAGGTAATATAGCTAAGTTAAATCAGTTGTTGATGTTGCTCTACGACCATGACCTATTAGACATAGATGAAGACGGTTGGGCTAACCCAGACGATCCCGTAGCACAACAGTTTCCTATCAAGTACAAGTCTCGACCTAACGTATATATAGATATCTACCTTGAAGATGTGAGTCAACAGTTGTCAATTATGGCTGACTTCAATGCACTCATCAAAGCAGCTATGGGCATTCACTCTATACACCCTAGACCTCTTAAGCTTAAGGGCGATAAGAGGGAAAGACTTATGGCTATTTCAGGCGCTCTGCAGACAGGGCAGATCACCTTTAATAAGTTTAAGTACTCTCCCCGCGAGTCGATGATTAAAGAGTTGCTGTTCTTCGGGTCAACATTGCACGATGATTTTGTAGACTCAATGACTTGTGGAGTCATCGGTCTTGGGTATCGTTTGCCTTTGAGTTGAGCTTCATCCATGTAGGCTTGTCTTGCACCTTGGAATACTTATAGATTAGTTCTAGTGAGCCATCCTTGTTAAGCCAATACAACCCTTCTTCAGTAGCAATACGATACCTGCCACAGGAGTATCTAGGGATTTCTAGCTCTTCCATCTTGGCGAACTGCTCTTTTAATTGTTCGGTTGTTAGCATTACTGTATAGGCTCTCGCTTAGCTAATGGAGATGTGAACTTATCACCTATATGCGTCTTACACAAACATACAGGATTGTAGCGAGTGTAGATGACCCACTCTGCTGCTTTAGAGCAATGTATCCAGTCGCATCTAATTTTGCTCATAGCAGCTTTTTAAGCTTTCTCATGTTGAGCTTTACTACCTCAATGTTTGGTGTCGTTTCAGGCAAAACATTGATTGCGTCTTCAATGGCTTGACTATAACCAGTTATGTAGGTTTCTCGATGATACTCAGCCGAATACTTATTAACAGCATTAATTATTTCTTTGTATTGGTCCTTCATACTCGCTTCTAATTCTTTCCCCATAGCGTAGCGTCTTGAGGGTAGGGTACAATGCAGTTAATTAATACTTAGATGCGATACATATGGAAACGGGAAAAGTTGTTCAGAGCTTCATA